AGGCGAGTTTAATATTTCAAATATTTTGAGGAATTATATCACTCCGGTTTTAAATCCAAACCTTGTAAGTTTTGATGCTCAGGACATGGATCTTGGGGATTTCAATGTATCTGGAACGGTAATATTTGGCGAGGAGTACGGATTTACTCAGTACTTAAATGTCTCTGGAGATACAGGACGAAGATACTTCGGGCACTATAACGGAAGAAAACTAGGAGTACAAACTAATTTATCTTCTCTCGTTAATAAGTTCGCTACCATAAGGCCAATAATCACAACGGTATATAGAAATTCAAAGAATGTTTTTTTGCCTTTCTTTATGAATGCGGACGATCCTACCGTAGATATTCGCCTGTATAATTATGATGGATCTCCAGGGTATTCTGTAACGACAAGCCAAATAGCAAACGATTTTCACCTTAGTATTTTAAACATATCTCCTGCTGCGATTGATGCAATGGTGTTCCCTATTTTCACAGAACAAACAGAATATTATACCGTCGAGGTTGGAGCCTCTGGAATTTACAGGTTTAATCTTGTGTGTGAACCTAAGTACGATGTTCACATACTTCATTTCTTAAATCGTTTCGGTGGATGGGAGACAAAAGAATTTACAAAGCTATCACGAAAGAATATAAATATTGAAAAATCAGAATTTGGAAAACGACCACATACTTTAAGTGATGCCGGCGTCCCCCAATACTACAGCTCTAGTAATGTTTACAACGAAACAAGGTCTGTTTTTGCTTCTCAATACAAAGAGAGAATGACCCTTAATTCCGATCATTTAACTGATGGTGATTATATATGGTTATCCGATTTGGTTCTGTCTCCTATTGTTTATATGGAAATGACAAACGACGACGATGATATATTTTTCATCCCTATTGTAATAACCGAAACTGACTACGAAATTAAAAAAGGAGTCAACGACAAGTCAAAGAACCTCACTATCAATATTGAGTTTGGAGAACGCTTTAACGCTCAATACAGATGAGGACACAACTATTCATAGAAAATTACCAGGCTGATGTTTCAGAAGATATTTCCACTCTTCTTACGTTTGAGTTAGACGATGTTAAAGACTTCTCTTCAAGGTCAACAACATGGAGTAAAACGATTGTCCTACCCGGTACAGCGAGGAATAATAAACTATTCGGGCACATCTTTCAACCGGGGCAAAGCAATCCGTTTGCCGATACGATGGACAATATTAATTTTAATTTCAACGCATCCAAAGCAGCTGATTGTTTAATATTTCAAGATAACCTACAAGCGTTTAAGGGGGTTTTAAGACTACTTCAGATCAATAACATTAAAGGAAGATTTGAGTATGAAGTAGCGGTTTTCGGAGAGCTAAACGGGTTAAACGCTTCTTTGAGTGGAGCATTACTAGAAGATTTAGACTTCTCTGAATATGACCATGAATACAACCACGTAAATATTATAGCAAGGTGGGCAAATACTTCAGGAGTGGATGTTTACTATCCTCTTATAGATTACGGAACTTATTCAACAGATAAACATAATTGGGACATAAGAACCTTTCGCCCCGCTTTACACGTTTGGGAATATATTGATAAAATGTTTGAGGCGGCTGGATATAGGTATGAGTCAGACCTTTTTGATACTCCTAGATTTAAAAGTTTAATTATACCTCACAATCAGAAAGATTTATACATCTCTTCTACAAAATATGTCGATGTAAACGTAAGTGGGACTCAAATCTTAACTCCAGTTTCTCCGAATACGAAAGTTGATTTTACCGATCAGGTTGAATTAAACGGATTTTCTGTATCGGGCGACGACACTTTTAATTATGACGATCCGGAAACAATAAACCCGACTATATCTGTTCAGCTTTCAGGAACGGTTCAGTTTACTCTACAGATTGGTATTTACAGATTACGAGGAGCAGGGCCGGAAGAATTACTAGCTTCTGAGCCTATTAACGGAGCCAGCGGGGGTTCTCCTTTTAGCGTTGATTTTTCAATACAGGCAGAGGTACAACAGAACGATGATATTTATGTAAAAGTAACAGGGTTCTCTATTCCAGTCGGTCAGTTCATTACAATCACTTCGGGGAATTTAACCATCACTCCGGGTGCCGGGTTACAGATTCCTATATCTATCGGTGATACAGTAGTAGTAAGCGATTCAATCCCTAAAAATGTACGGCAAATAGATTTCTTAGTTTCTATTGTGAAACTCTTCAATCTGTACGTTTATGAGGATAAATTCGATCCTCGGTTAATTTACTTTAAACCTTACGTTGATTTTTATACAACAAATTCAGCAGATTCAAATGATTGGAGTTATAAGCTGAACAGAGACAAGGCTATTAAAGTAAGGCCAATGAGTGAACTAAACGCAAAGATTTACGACTTTAAATATAAACCTGACTCAGATTTCTACAACGAGGCTTATAGAAAAAGATACGGTCAAGGGTATGGTGATTACGTTTTCGATTCTGAGTATGAATTTGCTGAACAAAGACAGGCTTTAGAACTTATATTTTCTGCTACTCCTTTAGTTGGTTATGATGGAGAGGAAAAGGTTTATCCAACGATTTTCAAACAAAGTAATTCTTTAGAGGAAAGGATCGATTCTAATATAAGAATCATGCAATCCAAAGTCGTTACGGCGGTTGGGAGCTGGGATATTATGGATGATGTTGCCTCTTTAGCCACAATAGAAGAATACCCCTATGCCGGTCATTTTGATGATCCGGACGCACCTAGTAATGATTTAAACTTCGGAGCATTAAGAGAATTATTCTTTGAGCTTGTAAGCGGTGATTTAACTGTTACTCAGTTCAATGTTTACTGGAGTGCTTACATGGCAGAAATAACAGATAAAGATTCAAAGTTGTTTAGTGGATTCTTTTACCTACAAACTCAGGATATTTTGAACCTTGATTTCTCAAAGAAAGTTTATATAGATGGGGTTTTATTCAGGTTGAATAAAATAAAAGACTATAACTGTTCAAATCCTACTGATTGCGAAGTGGAATTATTGAAGGTAAATTATTTAATATACTAAAATGGCTGATGTAACAATCGGGGCGAGGCTAACAGTAGATACCAGTTCCGCGACAACGAATGTAAAGAACTTCAAACAGGAGCTTCAGTTAGCGACACAGCAAGTAACTGAACTATCTGCTAAATTCGGCGCAACTTCAAAAGAAGCAACCGAAGCAGCTAAACGGGCGGCTGAATTAAAGAACGCAATTGGTGATGCAAAAAGTTTAGTCGATGCGTTTAATCCTGACACTAAATTCAGAGCGTTTGGAGCTTCTATAAATACCGTTGTTGGTGGGTTTACTGCTTTACAGGGAGTCATGGGTTTAGTGGGTGTAGAGTCTCAGGAAGTACAAAAAGCACTCTTAAAAGTACAGTCAGCTTTAGCGATCTCTCAGGGTATTGCACAACTTCAAGAGGGGATTAAATCGTTCAAGAATTTAGGAGCAGTAATTCAAGCGACTACTTTATTTCAAAAAGCAAATACTGTAGCAACGAATTTAGCCGCAGGAGCTATGAGGTTATTCGGGATCCAAACGACTGCCACAAGTACGGCAATGGGAGTTCTTAAAGGTGCTATTATCGCTACTGGTATAGGAGCTTTAGTTGTGGTTTTAGCACTCGCGGCTGATGCAATGGGACTGTTCTCTGATAAAACAGATGAGGCCGCAGAAGCACAAGAAAGATTAGAGGCGCAAATTAAACTTACCTCTGCTGCTTTAGAAGGTGAAACTAAAGCTTTAGCAAGAGAGGAAAAATTAGAATTAGCCAGAGCGAAATTAGCCGGAGCAAGTGAGGAGGTTATTTTCCAAATCAAACAAAAATACAGACGACTAAACTTTGACGCAACAACCAGGGCCTATAATGAACTCGCTGATAAAGAGACAGAGCAGGGTCAAAAATTACTCCAACAGTTAAAAGATTTCAATACTGAGGGTCAGGTAGCTCAATTAGAATTCGATGCGGCTGATATTGAAAGACAGAAAGCAAAGAATGAAAAACTCGCTCAGTTGGCAAGAGAAGCCAGGCAAAAACTTTTAAAAGAAGCGATTGACGAACAGAATAGACAATCCTCAAACTTCACAGCGTTGGGCGGTCCTTCCGGCGGTTTAAATATTGAAATCCCAAAATCCCCTGAACAGATAGCTATTGAAAATACAGTTGCCGCAGCTCATAAGGCTTTAGAAGAAAAAGAGAAAATATTCCTTACTGAGTCCGACATGAGGAGTAAAGCCTTTACAGACATTAAAGACAAGACAAACGAAGCTATAGCCTTAGAACAGTATCAATACGAAACAAGAAAGCTTTTACTCACTTCAACGGCAGATTTATTCTCTTCTTTAAGTGCGTTGATCGGGAAAGAAACAGCAGCCGGAAAAGTCTTAGCAATTGCCCAAGCCACTATAAATACTTTCGTTGGTGCTACAGAAGTTTTAAGGGCAAAATCTGTTCTTCCGGAACCGGCGGGAACGATTTCTAAAATAATTAATGTCGCGGCGGTAATCGCTACGGGATTAGCAGCGGTAAAGAATATTGTAAAGACAAATGTTCCAGGTGCGGCGGGTGGCGCAGTTCCCACAGTCTCAGCTCCTATTACTCCTAAAGCAACGACAACAACGACTAGCTTAGATCAACAGTCTTTAAACGCAATAGGTAACGCAACTACAAGAGCTTACGTTTTGGAGACTGATGTAAGTTCAAACCAAGAGAGAATTACAAGATTGAACCGGGCAGCTCGGTTAGGGTAAACCAAAAGGTAAGTTACTGTTTGGTAAGTGGGACATAAACCCATGGCATACCATTTCTCGGTATGGATAAGCTCCCTATTTATGAGATGGTCATAGATGAGAACCCCGAAAGTGAAGTCGAGGTTTCTTCTGTTGCCTTTGTTGATAAGCCAGCCATTGAGAAAAACTTCATGGCATTTAAAGGAGTGAAATTAGATTTTGCCACAGATGCGGCACGTCAAATCGTTTCCGGTCCGGCAATGGTTCCTGATACTTTAATTTACAGACGTGATCAGCAAGGCGAATATCAGGTTTTCTTCACCAAAGAAACTATTGAAAGAATCGCTTTAAAATTCCTAAAGAAGGATTATAACAAGAATCTCAACCTCTTCCATGATCCCAATTTATCACTTCAGGGAGTAACCATATTCGAAAGTTTTGTTTCAGACAAAGCCAGGGGAATCCAACCAATGAAGGGTTACGAAGATTTACCGGATGGCACTTGGTTCATTTCGGCTAAAGTAGAGAACCCGGAGGTATGGCAAAAAATCACTTCAGGGCAAGTAAAAGGATTCTCGGTTGAGGGAATTTTCTCTTACGTAAAGAAGCCGAAAGGGTTCAAAGAAGAGTTAGAGGAATCGCTAAGTGGGACATATCAGGAGAAAGTACATTTCTTGGAAACGCAAGTAATGAGTGTTGTAAAAGACCTAATAGCCAAGTTTAAAAAAGAATATTTCGACGGCACACCTTTAGTAGCTCCTCCTGTTACAGCAGCTCCACAACCGGCTCCGCAGGGTCAGCAAATGGATTTACAATTGAAAGATGGTACGCAAGTATCTGTTGATAAAATGGAAGTGGGCGGGGTTCTTTTGATTGGTGGAATGCCAGCCCCGGCGGGTGAACATGAGTTCTCAGATGGAACAAAAGTAACCGTTGGAGAAGGTGGTGTAATCACTTTAGTAACTCCGGTAAATGCCGCAGTAGCACAACCGGCTTTAACGATGGCTGAGGTTGAAATGGCTATCAATAAAGCTCTTACAGCTTATACGGAAAAGATGGCCGCTGAAAAACTTGCACAAGCAACCGCGACAACGCAAACACTTACAAAGCAAAACGAAACGATAAAAGAGCTTTTCAATATATGTGAGCAACTAGCGGAGATTCCTACAGTTGACTCTCCAACAGAAAACAGAACAACTTTTTCAAGTGAGAAGGTTGCCGGTAAAGAAGCTCAGAGAGCTAAACTAGTCGCTTATTTCCAAAAGAAAAATAAAACCGCATAACAATGGGATTTACAGTATCATCCTTAACTAACTATGTAAACGAGCAATCAACAGATTTGTTGACGGCTTTGCAATTTGAAGGCGAAACCGCTAGTCTGGCAAATGTTCAGACAGGTGTAAAATCAGCCGAAGCCCTTCAAATCCTTACCAATACTCCTGTTCCGCAAGACGGAGCTTCATGCGGTTTTAACGCTTCAGGAGACACAGCCTTTACTCAAAGGATTCTCGCTACCTCCGCTGTGAAGTACCAGGATTCATTGTGTTTGAGAGCACTTGAAGCAAAGTGGACTCAACTCCTTTTAAAGAAAGGTCAGAATTACACAGAGTCAGATATTCCAAAAGGAATTATCGAGGATATTATCAATCAGATCAATCGTATTAATGAAACAGCCGATTGGCAGGGTGACACCACAGCGATAAGTGCGTTCCTTGCTCGTTACGATGGTTTGAGAAAAATCATTAAAGCCGCAACTACCGCAGGAGCAGCTACAGCCGTTGCCGGTCCGGTTACGACCTCGAATGTGAGAACGATCATGCAAAACATTCTCGCAAAGATCGCAACCATACAGGTTTTAGTAGGTAATCCGAATGTGAGCATTTTCGCAGGTTACGACATTGTTGAGTTGTATCGTCAGAAAGTTTTCATTGACAATCTGTACCATGTAAATGGCCAGGGTGATCAAAAAGGAATGGTTGTAGAGGGATCGGTTCATAAATTAATTCCTCTTCATGGCCTTGACGGATTAGGCGCAAGCACAGGTGATAATCCTTTCATATTCGCTTTCGATGCAGATCGTCAGTTGTATATGGGTGTGGATATGGAGAACGAGCATGAAGATGCTAAGATGTGGTACTCTCAGGATGATGATTTGGTGAAATATTCCTTCCGGTTCCGCAGAGGTTGGCAGATTGCCTTCCCTGCTGAAATCGTTGAATACTCAAATTCTTAATTAATTACTCATGGCTTGTGCTCTAACGCAAGGATATACATTAGATTGTAAGGACTCACTCGGTGGAGTAAAAAACATCTGGATAGCGAACTTTAATAACGTATCTGGAGTGACAGCTTCAAACGGGGTTATCTCAGCAATCAGTAAAGCTAATAACGGAAGATTCTGGCTTTACCAACAATATAGAGACACAGCAGAAGCCTTTGAAGATATAGCCGGGGATCCAATTAACGGAACCGTCCTATACAATCAAACTGTAAGTCTTGCTTTAAGAAAAATGCAGGCTTCAGTAAGAAACGAGGTTAAGCTTCTCGCGGCTGCTTTAACAGTCATGGTTGTTCAGGATCGTAATGATAAATATTGGTATTACGGGGAAACAATGGGCCTGGATTTAAACACAGGAAAAATAGCAACAGGTAAAGCAGGACCGGATAAAAACGGGTATGATCTGACTTTTACCGCAGGAGAGCCAAGCCCGGCACAAGAGGTGAATTCAAGTGTGATCGCTACATTAACAGTTCCATAGGCAAGCAATCGTTATAAACTACGCCCTTCGTTGTACTGCGAGGGGCTTTTTTTTGGGACAAAATCACCTTTTTGACATATTAGTCATGATCCTCTTAACCAAAGGTCAAACGGCTGAAGAAATAGTAGTTACACTCAATGAGTTCAGGACATTAAGCGAAGGATCTTATTTGTTCGTTTTCACGCATATTTTAACCAGGAATATAGTCACAAAGATTTTCACGGTTTTATCCGATGAGAGTGCAGATACCGACAGGTACAATCAGTTTGAAATAAACACTTCTACAGTCTTTTTGAATCAGCCTGTAGGCTTTTGGAACTATGACATTTACGAACAAGAGAGTGAAGTAAACGAAGATCCCGAAGGATTGACAAGGTTAGAGAATGGTATTATGAAACTCTTACCGGCTACAGTTTTCGCATTTGAGGAATATTCCGAATCAACAACATTTAAAGCATACAATGGCTAGTGGATTTAAAGAAGTAAACGGTAGGTTAATACAAGGCGAAGATGATCCGGCAACTGGTGATGCCCTTGTAAATAATCTCAGCACTTTTCCAATAGGGACAGTTTATATAAATAACAACACAGGGAAAGTTTTTGTACGTAATGCAGCGGCGGGTGAGGTTGGTGATTGGGTTAGTCAAAGTGGAGGAAGTGGTGAAACTCCCGGCATTGATGATGTATTAGCAGAAGGGCAAGCGTTGAGTGAAAACAGAGCTGTTAATTTAGCTGGCCATTTTTTAAGAGTGGTTGACGGCGAAAATGTTCAAATGAATATCGACGCGGCTAGTTTTACTTCCGTTTATTCCGCTTATGATGGGATTGCCGACTGCGGGGTGAATGCTCAGGCAAATTCAAGCACCAATAATGTAAGAGCTGGTCTATTCGCAGATGTTTCGGGGCTGGGTGCTGGCGAAATTTTAATTGAAGTGGACGCTAATACCGGCGTTAGTACGACAACTCATACATCGGGTACGCACACATTCGCAGAAGGCGATATAATAATTTCAGGATTAGCCGGAGGCGGCACAACCGGTCTTTCCATTGACAATGACGGTAAAATAATCAGAACACCATGACCTACACTCAGGAACAGGTAAGCACAATAGTTCAGTCTTACACAGATGAGATACTGAGATTGTTGAATTTAAAAACTGAACTGAAATTACAAATCATTGCTTTGAGAAAAGACAATATTGACAAGATTAATAAACTGGATGAGTTACAAAAAGAAACGGTTAAAAACTGATTATGCAGGACAACGAAGTAATGTTTATTGGTTTCGCTGACAACAGAATTCCCGAATTTAAAGAAGTACGGTCTAAGGATTGGATTCTATTCGGGGAGGATAACTTATTTCCTGATCACATTCTTTACTTATTCAACAAATCCTCCAATCACTCGGCAATAATCAACGGGAAAGTTAAATACATAATAGGTAAAGGAATACAAGAAAATCCCGTAGTAAATCCAGAAGGCGAAACGTTAAACAAGATTCTTAAAAAGGCTTGCTTTGATATTGAATTAGATGGTGGTTTTTACCTTCAATTCGTTTGGAAACTCGGAGGTAAAGCAGATGTAACCCATGTTCCTTTTCAGCACTTAAGAAAAGCAAAAGACGGTACAGGTTATTTTTATTGTAAAGATTGGAACTGGAACAGAACAAAGAAAGTTGACCCTGTTTTTATTCCTAACTATGATCCTTTAAAAAAGATTGGCGCGGCTATTTTCTGCTATCGAGAATACAGGCCGGGTTGCGGTGAATATCCTTTGCCTGGATATTTCGGAGCTTTAAATGACATTGAAACAGATGTAGAGATTTCAAAGTATAATCTATCTGTTATTAAAAATGGAATGTTCTCTTCAAAGATGATCATTTTCAACACGGGAACCCCAACAGATGAAGTAAAGAAAAAACTAGAGAAAGATTTTAAAAACAAATTCGCCGGTTCTGAGAACTCCGGAAGGTTTATGTTGGTGTTTAATAGCGATCCAACTAAAGCTCCTATTGTTCAGGATTTATCAACTACTGACTTAGATAAGTTATTCGATCAGCTTAATAAAACCACTCAGGGAGAGATTTTCACAGGCCATGAAATCACCTCTCCTATGCTATTCGGAATTAAAACAGAAGGGCAATTAGGTGGAAGGGATGAGATCGACACGGCTTACGAGATATTTAAAAACACTTACGCTATACATAAGCAAGAAGCCTTAGAAGAGGTTTTAACCTTCCTCGCTCCGGCTCTTGGAATTACACCGGGTCAAAAGTTTGTACCTCTTCCTCCTTTAGAGATAGCGCAAGGTTTACCACAGATCACACCTGAAGGAATGGTAAATGAGAATATAAAAGGTCTATCAGGTAAGGAGAATCAGAACTTAATGAGGATTGTCAGAAATTACAAGAAAGGTCAAATAAGTAAATCTGTTGCTGAGACTATGCTCGGAAAAGGTTTTGGGCTTTCTACTGATGATATTGCTAATTTCTTGACGTTCGCTAAAGTTGAAAGAGAGGAAGAAATAGCGGAAATGTTCTCCATCGTTGGGGAGCCGAAACATAAATATGTCTTACTAAAATCAAGAGAAGCAAAGTTTGGAAATGGTTTTGAGAAAGAGTTTTTCAATGACATTAAAGGCAACGATTCGGCTATTTTAGACCTTATCCGTAAAGATAAAAGAATCACTCCCGAAGTAATTGCAAAGACTATAAACGAGTCTATTGAGTACGTACGGGCGAGAATTGGGGCACTTGAAGATAAAGGGGTTCTTACTAAGCAATCTCAAACCATAGGAGTAGATACAATTATTGAGCACGCTATTAATACTGAACAAATAGACACAAGGGAAAGGCCTGAAACGGTGGATGTTTTCATAAGATACTCTTACGAAGCAAAACCGGGTTTACAAGAGATCATTGAAACTACTCGCCCTTTTTGTAAAAGACTAATCGAACTGGATAGAATTTACACAAGAGCAGAAATTGAAAGTATTTCTCAGCGTGTAGGGTTTTCTGTCTTTGATCGTAAAGGTGGTTTTTGGGGAGATAGTGAAGAGTGTAGACATAGGTGGGTTAGTCATATCATAATTAAGAAAAGATGAGTCTAAACGTTTTACTCATATCAGATGAAATGCTAAAGGATAGAACAACTATTCATGGGAATATTGACTCTAAACTTTTATACCCTGAGATTAAAGTCGCTCAGGATATGTTCATTCATCCCATTTTAGGAACGGCTCTCTATGATAAGTTCATCACAGACATAAACG